TCTTGCGTCATACGGCTGCCTTGGGCAACCAGTTTCCAGTTACGGCTTACATAGCGGTTCTCATCCTTTAAGACCCATCTGCGACGACGGATGTTTAGATATACCTTCTTTCCGCGGATTGGAAAGTCTTGTACAACTATCGGATCATAAAAACCCTTACTCTCAACTTTACTCTCAGAGTACTCTTGAGGAGCTTCATTCTTCTCTTCAAGATAAATTACTATTTCCGTACTGCTTTCCTTTACATCTGATATAGTGAAATAATCAAGAGTTCCTTCCGGAAGAAGGAGACGATAACCGTTTGTTTCCATTGTATTCTTTTTTTATTCTTGTAGGCAAAGATACAATTTTATCAGAATTACTCCTCAGGTTTTTACGTTGATCCTTGAGAATATACGGGCATCAGAACGAATTGTGTAAGATAGAGCGGCGGCAAGCATGATGTTGTAGTTTGTTTATCAGCGAATTAAACGAAAACGGGCTTTCATGTGAACGCAAAACGAAATGTGACATTGCTTTACAAACGCTTTACATCTAAACGGCCTAAACACGGCCTTTAAATACGTTTTTATTACATCACCCTATAAATATACCTAAACGGGGCTGGAATAGGATGTAAAGGCTTATTTCGGCCTTTTTTATGCCTGTTTAGGCGTTTAGAAATCTGTTTAAGTACCCATTTAGACGGGAAAAACAAGCGGTTTCAGAATCTCTTCCTTAAATGTTAAAAAAGGGGTTGGGCATACCTTTGGGCATACTAGTTGGGCATACCCTTTTTTATTTATTTTATGCTAAAAATAAAAAGTTGGGCATACCTTTTTAACTGGTTTTAAGTCGTGTGTTTGGTAGGAGATTACTTTTTTCGTGTACTATTAGTGGGTTTTGGTCTATATTTTGATATAGATAGTATTATATATTTTCGCATTGATTATGCTGTAAAATTAATGTAAGTTGCTGATTTATAGTGTTTATTTGGATGATAATACGTATTTTTACGGTGAAAACGTGTGTGTGCGTGTAGAAATGATGCAGAATAGTTCAGTAGGTAGAACAGCAGGATACAATTCGCTTCCCTGTATTGTCCCCGGTTCGAGTCCGGGTTCTGCCCCAATACTTTTTGGAATTTGCGTTTTTATAGGTATTAGATTTAAGGTGAACGCTCCCGGTAATTGGCCGGGAGCTTATTTTTAAGGATATGGGAAAGAATCTGATTCGTACAATACTGGATGATCATCGTGATGCGGCTTTGTATAAGGCAGCAGCCAATCAGTTTTTGAACATGATTCGCTATGAAAAGAGTCCTTATTATAATACTGGAGTAGAACTTATAGATAAGTTAGGCAACGAAATAGATTCTCTCAAAAAAGAAAATCTGTATTTAAAACAAGAAAACGTGCGCTTAACCAAACTTGTAAATCAATTAAACTCCATGATAAATAAGAAGTGTCAATAAAACTTAGATATATGAAAAAGGAAACTTATCTTGACAAATTAGTAAATGATCTTGGTGTAGAAGCTACAGCAGAACGTATTTCGATTTATATCGAGGATATTATGCGAGCCTCGCGAAGGACATCGGAAACGGATGATGCCATTAACTTTTTGATGTACTTGAAAGAAAGTATATTGAAGAATAAAGAGGAGTAGTTAAGCTACTCCTCTTTTCACCAATCCTCATTTGCGGCATTGTTTCCTTTTAAGTAGTCACAAATAGTGCTTATAACTCCATTAATGAAAGAATTAAAATTTTCAACGCACTCTTCTTTGTTGACTTTTCCGTTCTTTTTGAACATATTAATATCACCTTCTCCCATAACGTTTACACCACCTGAAAACATTACTTGGTGTTCATCATTGAAATACATTGAATTTATAGAAGGAATATCAAATCGCACTCTTCCATCCTTAAAATACATAACCAGGTTCATATCCACTCTTGCATACACCTTCATACCCATAACCTTTTTACATACAAATGCTTCAGGATAAGTACCATGAAGATTAATCATTTCATTTTCCATTTTGTTTAAAACAGCGTCGGGATTTTTAAAGTTGCTGATAATAAATGCATTAGCAGATTTGTATAAATCAGACGCACTTTTCCCTGGAATTTCGACCACGTAAAAGTTTTTTCCATCAAGTGTTTTTACACCATCAAACTCTGCTTTAAATTGTGCGTTTGCTGCTATTGCAGCGAACAGTAACATAATAGAAAATAGTATTTTTTTCATTGTGATTATAAATATATAAATTAAAAGAACTTCCTGATACTTCCCAAAACAGCATATACTTTAAGGATCATGCTGATGGGGATTTCCTGTTCGCAGAACTCTTCGCTTTTGTTCGAAGGGATGAGCCGGACAAAACCTTCTTTCTGGCTTAACCGTATTCTCTTTATTGTGCGATATTCCTCTGTGACAATACCGTATATTTCTCCGGCAGGGAGATACTGGATAGGTGTCGTTACTTCACGAAGTGCGATAATGTCACCATTGCTTATCTCCGGCTCCATGGAGTGACCGGTGAGGTTGCACCATACCACTCCTTCCTGGTTGTAGGGAGGATAATTAATGTAGAAGTCAGGATTTCGCGTCTGGTCATTCACGATTACATCAAATCCTCCGATAAAATCCACATTAAAGTAGGGTGCACCTTCGTAAGTTTGGTTTACGGATGGCAGTTTTTCTTCTTTTTCAGACTCCGTACGGAGCATGTTGCCTTCGCCTGTAAGAAGCCAAGAAGAATTTATATCTCGACAATTGTCTATAATCTTAAGAAATACGCCTTCTCCCATATCAGCATTTCTTTTCCTTTGTACGCCCAAATATCCATTTGAAAGTCCAATTTCCTTTTCTAAAGCTGTAGGTTTCAAGCCTTTATACTCCATGTATTGATATAAACGTTCTATAGCCTTCATAAAAATATAGAAAAAAGTCGATAAATAATTTGCTTCAATAGACAATAGTCTATATATTTGCAGAGTCTTACGAAACCGAAAGACGCATTAAAGGTAGAAAATAATCCTTAAAAACGCAAATTATGGATAAAATCAATGAAAATGTATCGGAAAACGTCGCCGTTAGAGCACTTGTGGTGGAGGTGACCTATAAGGTAAGCTTAAGTAATGTACAAATACCAAAAAAGGTATATGAAGAATTAACGAGAATGATTAAAAACATTGAGACACTTCCTGAACCGGAAGAATTGGCATTTGATGAGGAAGAAAGTCGGAAAATGACATCTCGTTGGTTATCGGAACATATTCATGAAGATGGATCTTTCCAGAGAGAATACATGGTAGATTTCATAACTAAATAAATCAATAACGAAATGGCAGAAATATTAATGATGCACGGCGACCGCCGTAAGTTGGCTGAAAAGTTCAGCGTAAGTGAAGTAACAGTTCGTGATGCGCTTAAATTCAGAACTCGAAGTAATAAGGCGAACATGATACGTAAGGCAGCTCTCGAAATGGGTGGTGTATTGAAAGGCGCAAGAACTCTTCGAGAGGTAATGGAGAAAGACGAAACACAATCTGAAGATAAAAATTTACAACCAACTGCATAAGTGATGAATACACCTCGCTATTCCGGTTCGCGAGAATAGGGATGGCACCAAACTCAAAACCATTGAATCATGAAACGAATCAATACAACCACACGCTATCTGCTGCTGATACTGGCAGCAGCCATACTGAACCGGCTGACAGACGGTACAATGAACCTGATTATAACAACCTGCCTCTGCCTGGCACTCATACCTGCTGCAATACGGATGGACAAGGAGGATAAAGAATACCAGGAATGGATGGATGAAGAAATAAAGAAGCGGGAAGCACAGAAAAAGGAATAAATCACACACGGCTTGCAGAACTTCACACATTCAGGATAACGACTGTAATTTGACATATTGGGCTGTTTTCAATAGGAATTGGGAATATGGTAAAAAGAAGGAGTGAAGCGGCTGCCATCCGGGTTCAAGTCCCGGAGCCGGACTACAATCTTAACGAATTAATCATGGAAATGTACGGAAACACATTATGCGTCAGCTTTACGGAGCTTGTGGGGAGCGGACTTATCAGCCAGCCCACCTATAAGAAATACATTCGTGAAGGCAAGCTTACCCTCCTCCAGCGGGGAGGTAACGGACGCGAGGCCCTGATTGCCTACCGCTCCATGCCGGAACGGCTCCGTGCAGCATACGATGACACATTCAAGAATGCATACGAGGAAATGAAACAGCGTGAGCAGGAAAAGTACATCAACACACAGATTCGGTTCGATGCCGAAGCGGTACGGTTCTTCAAGGAATTTGAGCCGCGTATCGAGCCTTCCAGACAGCTGGAATACATCCTGAACGCCCAGGTGATGAACGAAATGGTGCGTACGGAGAAGGCACGCAGTGTGGAACATGCCAAAGGCGGTTTCTCCCGGCGTGCGGAAACATGGAGCAGCGTGCAGATCTGCTGTGAGCGTCTCCGCGAAATCACAGGCCACACACTGCCGAAGAATCCGGCACGCCTGCGCGAAAAGTTCAATGCTTACAAGCGCGAGGGATATGTGGTGCTGGTTAGCGGTAACCTGGGCAACAGTGCGGCACGCCGCATTGGGAAAGCAGAAGGTGCTCTTCTGCTGAAGCTCCGCCGGAGCAAGTTCCCGATTTACACCGATATGCAGCTCTTTGAGGAGTACAACCGTCAGGCGGTGCTTCGCGGACTGAAAACCATCAAGAGTCCTACCACGATGCACAGTTACTTGAACGATCCGGCGGTGATGGTGTGGTGGTATGCCGCAGTAAATGGCGAAAGGGAATTCAAGAACAAGTATATGCCAACCTTCGATACGGTAATGCCGTCCATGCCTAACTCGCTGTGGTATTCAGACGGTACGAAGATAAACCTTTACTACCGTGCGTACGATGACAGACAGAAGCGATGGGTGGCACGAACCACGGATGTGTACGAGGTGATGGATGCCTGCACGGAACTGTTCCTCGGCTACTTTATCGGTGACGGTGAAAATTTCTTCAACCAGTACATGGCGTACCGGATGGCACTCCAGACATGGAAGGTAAAGCCTTACGAGATAGTGACCGATAACCAGGGAGGACACAAGAAGCTGGCTTCGCAGGGATTCTTCAAGAAACTCTGCCATTTGCACAAAACCACGATGCCGCACAACGGCCAGTCAAAATCCATCGAGTCCGCTTTCGGACGGTTCCAGCAGCAGGTACTTCACAAGCTTTACAACTTCACAGGTCAGAACATTACGGCCAAGAAGTTATCCAGCCGCGCGAATATCGACCTGGTAATGGCAAACATCGACCTTCTTCCCACGCTGGAGGAACTGAAACAGCAGTATGCCGACTGCCGCGAAGAATGGAACTCGATGCAGCATCCTACCAGCCTCACCGGCATGACCCGACTGGAAATGTACACCGCCATCGAGAATCCGAAAGCTCAACCGCTGGATGATTACGAAGCACACGAAATCTTCATGCTGTTCTCTCAGGCTCCGGTGCAATACACCAAGGAAGGTTTCAACTTCCGCATGAACAAGCAGGAATACAGCTACATGGTGTATGGCGACGACGGGCTGATAGATATGAACTTCCACCTGCAGAACGTAGGCCGTCAGTTCCTCTACCGCTACGATCCGGAAGACATGACCCGCATCGAGCTATGGGCGGTGACTGACACGGGAGCCAAGTATGCGGCCATCGCTACACCGAAAGTCACGATCCATCGTGCCACTCAGGAACGCACCGAAGAGGAAAACGCTTATCTGTTTGCCCAACTGGATGCCAACCGTCGCACTCGTGCAGCCATGCACATCGCCCAGGAAGACCTTTTTATGGAGGAAGCCATGGGCGAAGCATACACCCAACTTCGGATACCGCGTCCGGTGGCCGTGAGCGAAAAGCAGCTTGACGGATACCGCGAAGAAATGAAGCGTGGCACACTGGAAGCTCCGGTACCGATGCCCGAAACGGATATTCCGGAAGAGCCTGTACTGGCAGATGAACCGCTGACCTTCGCATCATCAGGAGACTGGACAAAGAAAGTATCGAACCTGACGTTTGATGAACTGGACAGCTTGGGAAAATTCTAACGATTTGATTAAACAATACTTAAATACCTATTAAAACAATGAAAGGATTAACAACAGAAATGAAAGAACAGGTACGCAGCGCACTGATTGCCTACCGTTCCAATTACCCTACGTTGAACCGCGCGGCAGAAAGTCTTCAGAACGTGAGCGCGGCCACGGTGAGCCAGCTTTGCAACGGAAAGTATGAACTGATCAGTGATGAAATGTTTATCCGTATCGCTTCGCAGATAGGCTTTGCCTTCGACTCATGGAACCTTCACGAAGGAAAGACTTTCAAGGAAATCACTTTTGCGCTGAGTGACGCACAGGCATACAAGAACGTGACATGGATTGTGGGTGATGCCGGATGCGGAAAAACCACAGCAGCCATTGAATACCGCCGTACGCACCGCAATGTGTTCTACATCCTCTGTTCGGAAGATATGCGACGCTCAGACTTTGTGCGTGAGATAGCCAAGCAGGTAGGCGCACCTACCGACACGACCAACCTCCGCGATATGCTGGAGAATGCCATCAGTATGATTTCTTTCCTGGGGAATCCGCTGCTGGTGTTTGATGAAGGCGACAAGCTTACTGACAGCGTGTTCAACTATTTCATCAGCATTTACAACCGCCTGGAAGGACACTCAGGTATCGTGTTTCTCAGTACGGATTACATCAAGCGCCGTATGGAAGCCGGTCTTCGCTACAACAAGAAAGGTTACAAGGAAATAAACAGCCGAATCGGACGCCGTTTCTTCGATGTATCTCCCACAGAACAGAATGACATATACGCCATCTGTCAGGCTAATAACCTGACCGACCGCGCCGATATCGAAGAGGTGCTGAAAGATGCCAGGCGAAGCGACAACGACCTTCGCCGCGTGAAACGATGCATCCACCGTCAGAAACGTATTATCGAAGCAAGAAGGAAAGGAGGAAGCAATGAATAAAGAGGATACTACACCGCCCCCACAGAAAAAGAAATTCACCTTCGACCGCAACGCGAAAGGGGTTCGTGAGCTTCTTTCCATGAAGTTTGACGTGATGGATTTCGATGGTCCCTGGTACGATGCATTTGGCACACCTGAACGACGGGGAGTCTGGATCATCTGGGGAAACTCCGGTAGCGGTAAGACCAGTTTTGCCCTCCAGCTCTGCAAGTATTTGTGCCGTTTTGGCCGTGTGGCATACGACAGCATGGAGGAAGGTGCCTGCCGCACCATGCAGGATGCCATCCGCCGAACCGGGATGATGGAAGTAAACAAGAAGTTCCTGCTGATCGACAACGAGAATATGGATGAACTCAGCATACGACTCCGCCGGCAGAAAAGCCCGGACATCGTGGTTATCGATTCCTTCCAGTACACACGAATGACGTACCGTCAGTACATTGACTTTAAGGAACAACATAAGCGGAAGCTGCTCATCTTCATCAGCCACGCCGAAGGCCAGTTACCCAACGGACGTGCCGCCAAAGGAGTGATGTACGATGCCTCGCTGAAGATTTACGTGGAAGGCTTCAGGGCCTTTTCAAAAGGACGCTTTATCGGTCCCGTAGGACATTACGATATCGTGCCGGAGAAAGCCCGGCAATATTACGGAGAAGAATAATCTTTTCAATTTACAATTCATAATCAGAATACATGAGAACAATGATGAAAGACCGTCCAATCACACCGCAGCAGGTGAAGGCACTGCACGCTCAGTTCCGGAAAATGGGATTTGATGATGATGACCGCCATGGTTTTATCAGCCAGTTCACGGAAGGAAGAACCGACAGCACCGCCGGACTGACCAAAGAAGAAGCCGGACTGTTGCTAACACGGTTCAACCGTGAGGAAGCTGACCGCATCCATCGTGAGGCACGCAAAGTAGTGAAACAGATTTTTTCCCTTTCGTTTCATATCTCCTGTCTGAACAAGAATTACACGAACGAAACGGAAGCGGATTTTGAAATGAACAAAGCGAAGATAAACCAGTTCTGCCGTACACGCAGCAAGTTCCGCAAGCCTCTTACGGAAATGTCGCTGGAGGAACTGAAGGAAGTGAAACGACAATTTGAGGCAATGGCAAGAAAGGAGGAATGATATGAGAAAGCAATCAGAAATAAATCGTGCAATAGCGTATCTGGAAGAACGTAATTACGATCCGATATGTCGCATACAGAGGGAAGTTTTAGAAGAAAAACGCAGCGAATCATGGGTATTCAATCGGTATGTGCGCGACGTTCCGGAAGACGATCAAAACGAAACCTTGTTCTATGCTGCAAGGGATGCAGCTATGTTCCTTGCCGGAAAGATTGGTATCAGTTCCATCTGTCCGGATCTGGAAGACGGACCGGAAGAAGAGCAGGAGTTGGAAGAAACCATTACACTGAGTCTTTCGGAGTACAAAAAGCTGCTTCTTCGCCTGGATAGGGTGGAACGCAGGTTAGGTCTGAGAGTGGGCGATGTAGCTCCTGCACCGCGTAAAGACATTTCGGAAGCCCCTGATGAACTGATAGGTCAGGCCGATGCGTGCCGCCTGATTGGATGTGCAAAGACCACCATCAAGCAATGGGCTAATAAAGGACTCATTACCCGCTATCAAAAAGGATATAACGTATACTACAGCAGGCGTGAGTTGCTCGGAAGTTCTGTCGTGAGAGACTACAAGGATAGTAAATCAAACAAGGAATAGCTATGGAACATACAATCGAACAAATTCAGAATGACATTATGAACCGCATGCAGCAGTTTGATTTCGGCGACCGTGTAACGATACTCCGCGAACTGGAGAACTTCTGCGGACAGCAGGCAGACGAAGCCATGAAAATGGAATATGACATGGCGGCAATGGAGGATATGAGAGATGAATAGGGTAGGATTACTTTCCGTAGACAGTGATTATCCTAATCTTGCTCTTATGAAAATTAGCAGGTATCACAGATTGAAAGGTGATACTGTTGAATGGTATAACCCACTTGATCACTATGACAAAGTGTATTCTGCTAAAGTATTCAGCTTTACTCCTGATTACGGATATTATATCAATGCTGATTCTGTAGAGTTTGGAGGAACCGGATATGATTTGGAAAAGAAACTTCCTAGAGATATAGACTTGATTCAGCCTGATTATTCAATATATCCTCAGATTGATTCAAAAACGGCATACGGTTTTATTACGCGCGGATGTCCGAACCGCTGTAAATGGTGTGTCGTCCCGAAGAAAGAAGGGAAAATTTCTCCATATATGGACGTAGAAGAAATAGCTATTGACGGTAGGAATAATCTTATTCTGATGGACAACAATGTGCTGGCAAGCGATTATGGTATCACACAGATAGAAAAGATAGTGAATCGTAAATATCGTGTAGACTTCAATCAAGGATTGGATGCAAGACTTGTTACTCCTGAAATAGCTCACCTTCTTTCAAAGGTGAAATGGATAAAGCGGATACGTTTTGGATGTGATACTACTGGGCAGATTGACGATTGCGAAAGAGCCATATCTCTTCTGGAGAAAAACGGCTTTAAAGGAGAATTCTTCTTTTATTGTATTCTTCTTGACGATTTCGAAGAATCATTCAGTCGTGTAAATCACTGGAAGAAGAGAGGAGGCCGTTTTTATCCCCATTGCCAGCCTTACCGTGATGTGAATAATCCCAATCAAGTGATTCCACAGTGGCAAAAAGATTTGGCATCATGGGCTGATAAGAAGTGGATATTTAGAACTTGTGAATTTAAAGATTTTGAACCACGAAAAGGGTTTAAGTGTAAAGAATATTTTTATTGAAATTTAAAAACCAATTAATTATGGCAAAAAGAACCAAGAAAACAGTAATCAGCGGAGTAAGCCGCGAACAGTACGAACAGGCATTTGCCGAGTTTGCAATGGCCGACGCAAAGGCCCAGTCATTGACCGCAAAAATGGACCAGGAAATGACAAAGATCCGTGAGAAGTACGCCGACCAGCTGGCAGAACTGAACGAAACGAAAGACCGCACCTTTGAGGTGATGCAGACCTACGCCACCGAAAACAAGGATACGCTGTTCGCTAAGAAGAAGAGTCTGGAATCGGCACACGGTATCATCGGATTCCGCACAGGTAACCCGAAACTGAAGAATCGGAAAGGCTTCACCTGGGCAGCCGTAACGAACCTTTGCAAAGAGTTTCTTCCTGATTATATCCGCACCACGGAGGAACTGGCAAAAGACAAGCTGCTTGCCGACCGTGACGTACCGGAAGTTGCGGAACAGTTTGCCAACATCGGCGTAGAGGTGGTGCAGGACGAATCTTTCTACGTAGAACCAAAGAAGGAAAGCGATGCAGTCCAGACGGCCTAAATACACGTATGAACGCCGTGGTCCTCTATGGATTGTGTATCGCAATGAATACACCAAGTCCACATGTGAAGGCACTCCCATAGCGGAGTGTCATTCACCGGAGGAAGCGAAGGATATGGTTTATAAACTTAACGGATGGAAGAAAGATGGGAAAAAAGTCTAAGTATAAATGGTATGCGATATGGACTGTATACTGCATACTGGTAATTCCATTTGGTATTATAATTATGATATCTCACTATATAAGGCTTCCATTTGAATTATTGCTTGAATGGATAGAAAATGTAAAATGGTGGCTTGTAAAAAGATATAAACTGGAATAGCTATGGCTGAATTAACCTTTAAAACCAACATCCGGCGCGACAAGTGGCCGCGCTGGATGAAGAAGCTGCACGGATACATGACCCGTGTAACTCAAAACCGGGAACTGGAGCCAACCCGTGATGAATACCTTCGTCTGAAAGTGATTATCGAAGGATGTATTGAGAACCTGAAAAATGAGGGACACACACGCCGGGCGTTGATCCACGTATGGCTGGGAGAAGACGATAACCGGATGTCCCTGATAGTAATGCGAAGCAATCTGGTAGTAATATCTTATTTCATCGAATAATGAACAAACGTACACAAATCATGCTGTTCACAGCCTTTTCCCTTGTCATCGGGCCGCTGATCATCCTGGGATTCCTGTTCCGGATCCTTGGAGATCTGCTGGGAATCCTGGGCTGGCTCTGCTGGATGGAACCACGTATGGCGGTTAGGGACTGGAATAAGCTGAAAGATAAAATCAAACTGGCATGGAAAAATTGACAAAAGAGAACAAACTGGGTGAAACGTTCACCTGGAATGGACATACGCTCGAAGTAGCCGAAGTTGAAGATCCGGAAGACCCTTGCAGCGGATGCTGGTTTTTTGAACACACCATAAGCTGCTACGGCAACGGACTTAACTGTATGGATGATTCAAGAGAAGACCACACTAACGTAATATTTAAAAACTCAACAAAAACAGAAAAATTATGATGCACAATTGGTTTACATGTAAAATCCGTTTTGAAAAGACATTGGAAAACGGAATGAATAAGAAAGTAACTGAACTTTATCTGATAGACGCGCTCAGCTTCACCGAAGCCGAAAGCCGTATCATCGAAGAAATGACACCGTTTATGAGTGGGGAATTTGAAGTTGTAGGAGTGGCTAAAGCGAATTACAATGAACTGTTCCCGTCCGAAGAAGGAGCAGCCGACCGCTGGTTCAAATGTAAACTCTGGTTTATTACACTGGATGAAAAGACCGGAGCAGAAAAGCGTACTCCTTTCAATGTACTGGTACAGGCTTCCGACCTTCGCGATGCTATCAAGAAGCTGGAGGAAGGCATGAAGGGTACGATGGCCGACTACGTGATAGCCTCCGTACAGGAAACCGCCATCATGGACGTGTATCCCTACGAAGCAGACCCCGATGTGAAACCCGAATTTGAAAATGCAGATAAAAGATGAAAACAGAAAAGACTTATATCCATCGCCGTGTATGCCTTTGCCGCCAGTGCGGAGGAACCGGCTCAGTAACCGTGTATGCAGAGAAAGATGTGCGCCGGGAATATCCCCAGCAGAAAGTGTGTCCGCAATGTCAGGGCAGCGGACGGATCTGGTTGAGTGGACAGGTTGTTAAAAACATAGAACCCTATGCAGAACCAGAACCTTAATCTGTTCAGACCTCGCAGAGTGGCGGCAAAGATTCATTACAGCATGATCAGCCAGTTTATGTTCATCTGGGTGAAGTGGAACCGCCCCTGCGATCTGAAGGTGCAACGTTCACAGCAAAACCCGGAATTACTGGGTATCTGCTTTGATGTCGAGAACAATGATACACTTGACATGATTCGGGAACTGAAGCGTGATTTGAAGATTGAAATTATTGATTTATGAAAAAAGAAGATATTGAGAAAGCAGCAGAAGAATACAAAGATAGTTTAACGTATTCTTCAGTTAAGGAACAATATGACGTTCAAAAAGCTTTTGAAGCCGGTGCTAAATGGAGAGTTAATTCAGTTTGGCATAATACTAGCGAAAAACCGAAAAACGGAGCAATGATTATTGCTTTGAGAAATAAATATTCTCCGATTATTTGCGGACCTTTTAATTTTGATTGGAAGGAGACAATGGAAGTGTTCGGCTTGAAGAAATGGGCATACGTGGAGGATTTATTGTCTAATATGGAGGAGTGACTATGATAACGTTAAGAATACCAACAAGTTTATCAGAAGCGAAAAATTTAATCAAAGATAGAACTGATAAACGATATAAGCACAATAAATCTCTGTTTGATGAAGCATATAAAAGAATATGCTCTGTAATTAATTCAGGGTATTGGAAAAATGATATATCTAAAACAATGAGAGATACTATCACATCACCAACAAACGGAATTATACGTGAAATTATATTAGAATGTAAATCTAGAGTTAAGTGATTATGCAAAAAAAAGAACATAAAATTGGAGAAACATTTCATTGTGGAATAATTCATCTGAAATGTGTAAAAGCAAAACGATTTTGTGAAGGATGCTACTTTTATGATCAAGAATTAAATTGTCCTAAAGATGTTGGAGATTGTTCTGCGTTGAAAAGAAAAGACGGGATAGGTGTAATATTTGTAAAAGTGGAGGACTGACTATGAAAGCGAGACTTAAAGATAATTATAAAATAGATTTAAATCACACACTTATAGCAGGTGCAGAAGTAGAAATAACTAATGGTTGGTGTGGTTGCGATGGATACTACTATGGCTGTATATTGCCAGATAACGAGCAGATGTATATTGGTGGAAATGATTACGCAGGTACACAGCATGTAATTAACGATAATATATTAGAGATAATTGACTATGAGCCATACATTAATTGGGAGCAACGCAGATATGAGATTGCAAAGGAGTGTGTCGCCGTACTTATGCATACAGAAATAACTCTAGAAGATGCAGCAAAAGTTAGTGTAGAACAAGCCGATATTCTTATTAAGGAACTTCGAAAAAGTAAGGAGGATTGATATATGCAAACATTCGATATTAATACCGGCGGTCACGATTGGGATAAACAGAATCTGACAACTCAAGGAGTCATGAGAATGTACGATGTGTATAAATGTAGGAAATGCGGCATCACAGGTAAATCTTACAGATTAGGTACAATTTCTATCAGAGAATCTGATATTAAGAAGATGCAGAAGTGTTGTCCAAAACAGGCAAACACATTCAAGCGCATTATGGTTACAGACTGTAAGGCTTTTGGCGATCAGTTTGCGAATATTACTCCAGGTAGTAAACATGACATAGTTCCACCGCCAATAGGGCAAAATAATAAGCGTGGTGAATGGGTAATGGGTGTTGGTGAGCCAGTGCTGTTATTGGCAGGAGAATTTGTTTATTTAAAAGAAGATTGATTATGAACGCAAAAGACCAAAAGAAAGTATGTGATTCTGGTTTTGTGGTGATCAGAGCCGAAGAAAGAAACGGGAAACCGATTATCAAGTGTAAGAATCTGGATCATCCTGATTCATGGGTAACACTACGAAGCGATTTTAAGTCGAAAGCAGAACGGGACCGGTTCATGAAAGAACTGCTTGAACTGGACTTCTACATTGAAGACTGACAGAACAATCCCCGGCACCGAAACCGATGCCGGGGATCGTTCTGTCTGTGTATGGTATCATTCTCCCGGTTCACCCAGGAACTCAACGAAGGCGGCATGTTGCAGGGGAGTCAGTGCGCGCTGTCCTTTCTGGTAGTGCAGTTCGGTCAGACGCTGCTGAAGTTCAGAGTTGAGATTCACCCAGCGGCGAAGTTGGGAAACGGCACTTCGCGGGGTGCTGTGAGGAAAATAGAGCAGGGGCAGATCGGTCAGGTAAATGGCATTCATGGGTCGCTTGTGTTGTTTTTAAGAGTTAATGAATCGACTATAAAGTTACTAAATTCAAATGAAAAAACTACCCCGTAGTAAATTATTAATTACCGCAGGGTAGTTGGATCACTACCTGGCAGTAATGTCGCAGTCACTGCCAGGTAGTCGGTGATCAGGCTCCCAGACCGCCTTCTTCCTCTTCCGCAGCCGGAGCATTCAGCGGCTTCACTTTGTGAAACGTCAGGTTGTCAAGGCTGAGCTGACCGCGAAGACCGATACCGGGACGGAACTGAAGCGATACCTTCCGGATGTTGGCGGTGCTGAATTCTTCTTCAGCTTCTGCGCCATCGCTGGAGATTTGCGCCTGGAAGCTGCCCAGATTCTCCAGTTTCACAATTTCACCCTTGGAAATATGCTTGTTGATCTGTTTCACCAGGGCACGGATCACGTTCAGCACGTCTCCGTCGGTAAGGGTAGTGGAGTACGAGATTTCTTCGGCCAGTTCGTTGATGTCAACGCTTCCGGATGCCTGTGCCTTCGCATAATACTTTGCCGGTGCCCCCTTGTCATTGGGGTTTTTCATCTGTGCAATGCTGTAATTGATAGCCATAGTCAGTAATGTTTTTGAGGGTTGATAAATCAGTTGTTTCTGTCATGACGCTGTAAAATTACGGCAGGCAGCGGCAGTCCTGTCGTCCAAAGTGCCGGAAGAGGTGATTCAAGGCATAAAGTGTTGATTTTTGTGCGGTTTTTTGTATCTTTGCGAATATATAAATGGATATTGACATGCCTAAAGGAAGGGACTCAGAATTAATAGCAATGCGAAATGAAGAATTGCTCCGCAGATATTACTACTGGACGGAGATAAAACGTCTGCGCTTTGACGATACCTTTCATCAGTTGTCTACCAGAGAATTTTTTATTAGCGAGGAACGCATCCGTACTATCGTGAACCAGAATTACGAATTTCTCCAGGAACTGGATCGCGAATACCGTTCGGGTAAAAACATGGAAGAGAAACCGCCCATGCCTTCCAAGAGAAAGCGCGGACGGCAGGCCGGTGTGAAATACGGCAAGCGTGTGTCTGTCATACCTGAGTAGCGTCGTCTATCATGCGGCACTCATAGTTCAGTTCATACACTTTTATTCCCTTTGTCATCGTCTGGCTACGGCTGGTCTTGCGGTCAAGCGGTGAAGATGAATGCATGGGCATCCATCCCTGCAGTAGCGAATGAAGCTCGTGCACCTTGTCCGCACGTTCCTGAGCCTTGTCGGCTGTTCCGCTGGTGAAATGCGTATCGTCGTAACAGTCCATTGCCAGTTTCACGTTGACGGTTACCGTGCCCGACTGTACTTTACTGAAAGCTCCTCCCATGGTAGTCCATGAGGTTTCAGGTATGTCTATCAGCACAAGAGGGAAGGTGAGAGGATAGGTGTCGGAGTCTTCGTCGTCGCGGTAAAGCATTTCAAGCTGTCCGTAGTCTTCGTCTACGTTTCTGTCGAGCCATTCAATCTTGTCTGCCACAAGCTGCTGTATCTGGTTGAATAATGTTTCCATGTAATTCAATGAATAATTAATAGTTAATAATTAAAATCACTTCAGGCTTCCGAGTCTTGTTTCCATTACTTTGAGCAGTTCCTTTTCGGCTTCTTCCTGTAGCTTTTCGGTCAGTTCCTTGCTTTGTCCGAGGAACCTTCGCTGTGGTATTTGTGCAGTTACGTTGAGCCTTGACTTCTTGCTCAGGGCAATGGCTTTCCACATACGGGCTTCAGGAGGTGCCGAAGCGTCTTTCTTCTTCCGGGTTTCCGGGGAAGTTCCACGCCGGATGCCTGCCGCCTTGAAATACCGTGCCCATGCCATTTTCCGGAGTTTGGGCGTGATGCGTGGATGGGTGCTGATGGTTCCTCCTTCATTGTGTATTGCGGCGTATTCTACCGTATTCCGCACAATGACCTTTCCTTTCATCGGCACATCGTAGGTGGCTCCCATCAGCCGTTTCCGGCTGCTGAGCAGAGGGCCGTAACGGTCGGAAGCTTTCTTGCTTCCCGACTGCTGCCGTCGGGTCGGCTTCCATGGCTGGAGTCCTCCGTTGCGGAAACCTCCGTCACGGAAGTTCTGGCGTGTATGGTTTACGGCCAGCACTCCCGCCTTCCGTGGAAGCGTGTCGCTGATGGTTTTCTGCAAGTCTTGCTCCAGCAGTTTCAGTATCTTTTTAAAATCGGAAGTATTCATTACAATTAGTCTTATATTCGTTTGACAATAAATTTAAAATAGCTATATTTGCATTGGTTCATTCCCAGACGGTTCGCCCTCGGGTTTGGACCCCCTTCCGGCAGGTCTGATTCATTTCAGGTCTGCCGGTCGTATTTTAAATCCGTTGCCCAAAATCTCCTCACGGCTGAGACGTATATCCTTTCCATCTCTTACTATAGTGATGTGGGATATGTTTTGCGAACGTTTCACACGGGAACGTATGGCTGCGGCCAGGTTTTCCAGCGATATGTCTGAATCAATCCACAGCACAATATCATCAGCCTGCTTCTTCGCATCTCTCAGCAGGTTGTCAATAGAACTTTTTGTAGGGGTGACATTCATCTTGTATTCCTGCTCCACCTCCAGCGTGCGGTTATAGCTGTCGGCACTTTTCCGGTTCTGCGGATTGTCCAGCAAGTCTATTTCGTAATCATGCTTTTCGGCAAGGTAGGTTCCGATGCGGATGTTCTCGTCGCGCTCATGCTTTCCGTGTCCGTCATGTATCCGAAGTTTTCCAGATCTGGTGGGAATAACCGTATAGTGTATCATCTTTTCCACCGCTTTCTCCGCCCCCGGATACGCCTTTTCGTAGTACGGATGAGTATGGCTGAACAGTTCCGGCTCCAGTCCCGGGTTGTTCTCCAGTCCGGGCGAAGGCTTGTAGTCCACCTCAGGGATGATTCCCGTGACGGGGTCGTCCGTCTCCTCCAGATCACACTTGCATCCCCACCGGTCGTGCGGATGGTGGTTTTTCCAGAAGGGGTGTGTCTTTGGAAGCGTCAGCCCGATTCGCCAGTATTCCATGTGGAATACGTCAGGATCAGCACTCGTAGTGGGCATCCATTTCAGGTTGGGCAGGATGTCGGCATTACGTGAGAAACGTTTCCAGTCGGCGGCATAGCGGGCACGGAGTACGGCTGTGTCGTATTCTGTACGTAGCCAGTGGTTGTTGTAGGTGCCGATGACAGACTCAGCATCTTCCTGGAAGCGCCGGAACTCCTTCAGCTTTCCGTTTTCATCAAGCAGCTGCGAAGCGATGTCGTTCTGCATGCGGTGTGTGCGGAAGGCGGCAAACACGTCGGCATCGTCTTTCAGTGCCTGACGGAAAAGGGTGTCGGCATCATCTACATCCTCTATGGGGTATCCTTCCTGAAGCGCACGTTCAAAGGTGTCGCGTGCGGCTTCATACAGTTCCGGATAGATGTCTTCCTCTACATTGAAGGTTTTCGCGTAAATGTCGGCCAGCAGACGTGCCATCAGTTCCGGAGTGAATGAGGCAGAAACGGATGCTTCATTCCTGGGATGGACGGAATGACAGCAGGAACAAGTCTGTCCGTACAGATCATTCATTACCATCTTAAAGCCCCGCTTTTCGGGGCGCGGACGAAAAAACGGCGGATGTGGTTGTAGAATCGGGTTAAATAGTTTTTACTTTCCGTTTGAGAATCGTTTAAATCCTTCCATTTCTCTTCTTTTCTTTGTGCAGTTTTGCTGTCAGGCGTGTCTTTCTTATCAGGTACTACGGCATTCCGTTTTTCCTGCTGTTCGGCTTTGAGCTGGTCGTAATTATCAGGCTTGGGAATGCCGGTAAGCTCATAGAACGTGTCGTCGGATACGGGTGTGCCTGCGTTTCGCATCTTGGTTATCACGTCGGCAATGACCGTGATGTTTGTTTCTTTCGGTTCTACGTACACGAATTCTCCTCCGCGTGTGTTGTATCCCATGCTTTCGAAGATGTCCGTCATGTCGTAGTTCAGCACGTTCAGGATAAGCTGGCGGTCGGATTCATTGATTTTCTTTTCTCCTTTCTCCTGCACGGTTCCCAGCGACTGGGTTCCACGTTCGGAGGCTTCGGTGGTAAGCGTATTGCCCAGAAATATTTTGCTGATCTCATTGTTGCACCGCTCATACAGCTTGTCGTACAGGTCGGACGAACCGCTTTTACCGGCACTTTCCAGCAGCTTCAGCTCACTGCCTTTCGGGTGGATGAAGCATGCGGCTGCTCCCTGCTCATTCATGTCGTCAAGAATTTGCAGGCGTGCCTCTTCATCTTCCGCATCGTAGGTATATTCGCGTATGGGCATTCCGAATATTTCGCAGAACTGTGCCCAGTCGGCCATGTCGTTACGCTTGAAGATGACGTAGGGTGCAGCGTTGGCCAGTTTTCCCAATGCACGAGGCTTCCCCACAAAAAGCACATCGCGGAAGTCAGTCCAGGGAGTTCCGGCAATATCGCTCTGACGGTGAAGAATAAGCCCGCGAACCGGATCAACATTCTTTCTGGGTATCAGTTCGTAATTAATCCATCCGCTTTTGTCGCGGTAGAACTGGAAAAGAGAGAATCCCCAGAACACGGAGTCTACCAGGTCTTCAATGAAATGGAAAAACCAGGGTGAACGCAGCATCACGTTGATTTCCTCGTCAGGTTTTCCGTTACGGCGGAACTCTATCTGAATGTTTCGTGCCGAAGCGATTCGCTTGTCACGCACACTGCTCAGGTGTCCGTCAATCAGGATGTCTTCGTACATGTCGTACAGGCGTACGCGGTTGGTGAAGTCTACGTTTTCTGCCCCGCGTATGCCGCTCATGTATTTCTGCATGTCGAGGAAAAAACGCTGCGGCTGGGTAATGATGACCGTTCGTGCAGGACTTCCCTGCGGATTGATGTTTCCGCCTATGGTTATTTTTTTCTTCTTGCTCATATCAGTATCGGGTGTTTCTTCGTGGATAACTTCGCATCTGGAATGCGGAATTTAACTTAGTGGAATCTTCGTCGAGTGCCGGCAGTCCTTCCACGCTTATCTCAAATTTTGACACGCCTTTCAGCCATTCCAGGCTTCGCTCGTAACGGTCTATCCGTATCTTGGAAATCTTCTGCGGATTGTGTATGCAGAATACGTGATACAGCGTGATGTCTTTGGCGTACATCAGTACAAGCGGGTGGCGTTCGGAACCGGTGGCTGCAAAAATCCTGTCGCAGTCAAACCGTGAAGACAGGTATCCGCGCATTTCGGCGATGGCCTGGTCTTCGCATACTTCAAGAAGTGATTCGTCTTCACGTATGAGCGCATCGAGTATTTCACGGTGTATGGATGCGTCGTAATCTTCCGGGTTAATAAACTGGCTCATGTTCTGTATTTGTTTTTTTGCCGGATGGTGGTCCGGCTTACGGTTATTGTTTTTTGTAAGGATGCATTCTTTCGGTCGATGGCCCGGTTTCCTCCCTGTATGCAGTCGGGACCGTCGGCAGGATAAGGAAGCGTCATTTCGAACAGGTCAAACTGGTTGATCAGTTCCTTCATGTGCGGATTGTCTTTTTCAGCCTCATTGAATATCAGCATTCCTTCACGGTCCAGCGGTTCCAGGTCGGCTTCTATACGGGTAGCCTTGTCGGTCTTCTTGTCTTCATCCGGCTTGATGGAAAGCTGTTCGTTCCTCTTTCTGCGGATTCGTGCCAGGTGTCGTTTCAGCACCTGCTGGAAAAACGGGTCCTGAAGCTTGTTGTTCTCTACCATGCAGTAAAGGTTGGTCTTTCCGCCTACATATTCATTCAACAGGAAGAACCAGTTGATGAATTCTTCGTTTGTGGTATGGTCCAGAAAACCTTTAATGACATAAAGCACGCCCTGAAGTTTGCCAAGCAGCCATACGGCCTTGAAGCTGGCACCTTTTTTCTTGCTTTCTCCCGGAGCAGGGTCGCCATACGCCATGAGGAATTTGAATTTACGCAGAGGCGGAACCTTACCGAAAGCCAGCTTGGTAAATACGCTTCCTCCGGTGAGCGGGTTGTTGAAATACTCCTTCTGCTGTGCCTTTGTGCTGATTTTGGCCAGCACCTGGTCAATCTGTTCCTCACTGTTCTTTGACGGCCAGGTGGAATGTCCTTCCTTGTCGCGTATGTTAATCACGTCCCAGTGGTCGGCCTGCTTTCCGGCACGTGTGATGCAGCAGTCGCGTGCAATGATGTTTCCGCAGAAGATTATCAGTGTGGGTATGGCCGTATCACGTGTTCCGTACAATGCTTCTTCCCACCATCCCCACATCTTGTTTACCGTGTCGGGATTACGGCATGCTTCGTCCGTATCGAAGTCATCCACCAGCAGCACGTCGGGTCGGTCGGCTTCGTTACGGCTACCACGCGGGGCACTTCCTGCACCTACGGCACGAAACGCACATCCTCCCTTTGTGATGAATTCCTCTTCACTCCAGTTTCCAAGGTTCAGCTGTGTGCCGTAATAAGCCTTGATAAGTCCGTTCCGTTCAAACTGCTTCCGGTATGGGTCAAGCAGACGGACGGCACTGTCTTTCGTGGCCGATGCCATGATGACATTCCGTTTTCTTCCCGTAAGCACCAGGAACATGACAATGAACATCACGCAGGTACTCTTGGCCAGCGAACGTGCCCACGAAAGAACCTCAAACCATTCATCGTGTTCAATGCAGCGCATGATGGCCTTAATCTGGAACGGGGCAAAGTCGAACTTGCAGAACTCCGGGAAGAAGAAACGTATCCACTCCAGCGGACGCTTTTCGAGCAATGCCTTGTGCCGTTCTATTTCGGCCCGGCTCTTGTTTACTATTACGACTCCCTTTCTGAGAGAATCCTGCTTGTAATCTTCCCAGATACGGAGCGCTTCTCTGTCCTGCTGTTTCATAGGTTATCCTTGATAAACTGGTCAAACAATCGGATAAACGTCTTTGTCATATCCGGGTCCTGCGGGCGAAGCCAGTCGGAAAACCGCATTCCCACACTGATAATGTCACTGATACCCACATCGCTTTCCAGCTTCTTGATGGTGGCCGCGAGTTTTCCCAGCGTGTCGGCTTCAGACGGAGTGGCATATCGCTTTCCTTCTTCACGGCTCTGTATGGCCTTGTTTATTTCGGCCACCTGTCGGTGAAGTGCGGAAATCTGCTGTTCGCGTGTCAGCGTCATGCCAATCTTCATCTCCTCCCATTTTTCCGAGTTGATCCATCGGGAAAGTGTCTGGCGTGAAACGCCTGTCTTTTCTGCTATTTCCTGCTGAGTAAGGTTCTCTTTCAGGTAAAGCATGCGTGCATATTCCTTTTTTTGCGTGTTCGTCAATTCTGCCATGTCTTTTATATCTTATTTTGTGTTTTGCAAATTTCGCCCATAAATACATCATTCACAATACGTTATTTTTATGATAACGTATTAAATCCTCATGATGACGTTTTAAAATATCATCATAAAATATCCGTCTTGACACGACTTCTTTTTCTTCCCAACTTTGCATCAGAACAGCAATAAAAGCAAAATGAACAAACGATTTTTCAATATGATACCTTCGCCCGATGTGGCGTGTATTCTTCTGTACGGGGAGATAGGCGACAAGTGGGACGGTGTGACCGATGCGGACATCGTCCGTGAGCTTCGAGACTATGAATCATTGTACGGTAAGATTGATGTGCGCATCAACAGCATTGGGGGAAGCGTATATGCCGGAATCGCCATTTTCAACGCGCTTCGTGAAAGTAAGGCAGACATTACCATTTACGTGGACGGGGTGGCCGCCAGCATTGCAAGCGTGATTGCCATGTGCGGGAAGCCGGTGTACATGAGCCAGTACGCACGTCTGATGATTCACAATGTGCAGGGAGGATGCTGGGGTAACAAGGAGGAACTGAAGCAGACCATGGAACACATTGAGCAGCTGGAGGAGACACTGGCAGACATCTATTCTTCGAAGACCGGAACAGACCGCGAAGAAATAAAGAAGACTTACTTCGACGGTAAAGACCACTGGCTTACGGCCAAGGAGGCAAAGGATATGGGATTCGTGGACGGAATTTACGACGTGGAAGAAGCAGAACGCCAGGACGTGGAAAGTCCGGACAACGTGTACAAACTCTTTATGAACAGAATGAAAAATAACCCATTAAACAACGATAAAGCAATGTTTGACGAACTGAAGAAACGTCCCTTGTTTGCCAACTGTGCAGATTCTGCCTCTGCACTGGCCGTAATCGGGACACTGGAAAACAAAGCAGGGAAATATGACACCCTGAAGGCGGAAAACGACACACTGCGACAGAAGCTGAAAGGTTTTGAGGATGCGGCTGCGGAAGCACGAAGGAAAGAAATCGACACGATGCTGGAAAACGCGGTAAAGGAGGAACGTATCCGTCCGGCAGACAAGGACACATATCGTGCCTTGCTGGAGAAGGACTTTGAAAATGCATCGAAGATTCTGGAAGGTTTGCCCCGGAAAAAGATGATTTCCGACGGACTGGACAAGAACGACCCCGAAAACAAAGGTGCATGGGAAAAGGAACAGGAAAACATCCGTGAAAGACGTTACGGAAAGAAGTAGTAAATAACAATTAATCAAAAAAAACATGGCAATTCAGATTCAAAACACAGCCTATGACGGTGAGGTTCTTGAAAGACTGCTCACCAAGGCGGCTACCGGAAATGAACTTGTACAGAAAGGACTGATCAAGCTTGTTCCGAATATCCGCAAGAAATACTCCATTCCCCGACTGAAGACGGGAACCATGTTGCAGAAACGCAAGGAAATGCCTGAATCGAAAGATTCCAAGGGTGATTTCAATTACTCTGAGAAGGCACTTGTTCCACATGACTTTATGGCTTATACGGAATTTAACCCGAGAGCTTTTGAGGAAATCTGGCGCAAGTATCAGCCGAAAGGAAACATGGTGTTCGACCAGCTTCCTCCTGAAGTGCAGAACCAGTTGCTGGATGCGATGTCCCGTCAGGTTAACTTCGAGCTGGGGTACCACTTCGTAAACGGTATCTATAAAGACGATGATGAAGACGATGATCATCTGTTCAACGGTATCCTGACTCAGATTATGGCCGACAGTGAAGTGATTCACGTGAAGTCTTCTTCTGCTGAGTCAATGATTACCCGTTTGCAGAAAGTGCGCAAGGCTACTCCTCAGGTGCTTCGCAACAACCCGAATTTCGTTTATATGATGTCTGTAGACGATGCAGACCGTTACGATGACGAACTGACACAACGCGATGCCAAGGGTGCCAACTGGACGGATACGAACGCCGTACGCTTTAAAGGCACAAACATTGTTCCGCTGGCTGCCATTCCGGACGGTGTGATTATCGGTACCGTAGCTACTCCGGACGAAGACTCCAACACTTGGGGTGCAGTGAACCTGGTAGATGATTTCAACGTGATCCAGATTGACAAGGTGACCAACGCCGGTGAGAAGTATTTCTTCAAGATGCTTATGATGGCAGATACCAACGTGGCTTTCGGCGAAGAAGTAGTATTGCTGGATGTGCGTGAAGCTGCTACTGTATCGGCTTCAGGAACCAGCATTACGCTGACAGCTCAGGCAAGCAAGGTTTCGATTGAACCGGATTCAGACAGTAAGGCATATACTATTTCAGGAGATGACATTCTGATGGGTGCCATGCTGGAAATTACGAATACTCATGCAAGCAACAAACTTACGGTCAACTCAATTGAGGTTGCTGCTGGTGCTACCAAGAAAATCTACTACAGCGGAAAGTCCTGGTTTGACGCTAAAGAGGTAGACGTAAAGATTACGCAGGTATCTCCTCAGCAAGTGCAGGTAGTGGGCACAGTAGAAACTACAACCAAAGAGCAGGCATAAGGAGGACTGAAAGATGAAACACTTTACAATGGGTAAACTTTGTGCCAGCACTACCGCCGACGCTCATGGAATCAAGAATACACCGCCTCTTCAGGAGGCGGGTAATCTGAAAGCCCTTGCCGACAATGTGCTTGACCCGCTCCGCGAATGGTACGGGAAACCGATTGCCGTCAACTCCGGGTACCGTTGTCCGCAACTGAACCGGCTGGTAGGAGGTAAGGCAAGCAGCCAGCATCTGAAAGGGGAGGCTGCCGACATTACGGCAGGAAGCAGGGAAGAGAACCGGAAACTCTTTGAGTACATCCGTGAGAATCTGCCTTTCGACCAGCTGATTGACGAAAAGAATTTTTCGTGGGTGCATGTGTCTTACAAGCGCGACGGAAACAACAGAAAACAGATATTGAAACTATAACCATGGCGTAGTACGCCAAATGCTACGCCAATAAAGCACAACAAAATGAAACGGATTATCTTATTTTTCTGCCTGTGTCTGATTACAACACTGGCTTCATTTGCACAGACCGTACTTCCGGCTGCAGAACCTGAAACATCGTTCCTTATCGATTTGGGAAGCTTTACGGGAATCGTAGCCCTGGTTTCTACCTTGGTGACACAGATTCTGAAAGTTGTTCCGGCTATTTCCGCAAGCAAGCTGGCCAAAATTTTGATTTCATGCGGTGTGGGCATGGTAGTATGTATTATTGCATGGCTTTTGCAGCTCACTCCGTTACTTACAGGCTATATCTGGTGGCAAGTTCTGATTTACGGACTGGCGGCCGGATTAAGCGGATGCGGATTCTATGATGTGATTAAGGCTATCGGAGCATTGTTTAAAAAAGAGTAGAGCTTTATGGATTGGACCCTGTTACAGTCACTATGGGACTGGCTTCTTCCTGCCGGATGGCTGGCTACTGCCATTGCCTGGTGGCGTGACAGGAAGGTGTATCAAGTCCGTGCGGTAAAAGAAACCGAAGGTACTTACAAGACTCTTTACGATGACCTCAGTGCCACGGTGTTGGATATAAGCAAACAATTACGAAAACAAAACGAACGGAATATCAATCATGAAACGGCTTTACGCAAATTACATACTTGCAAGTATGCTGACCGTTGTCCTGTCATTATCTTCCTGCGTCAGCAGCAGAAAGGCCAGCTCGGAAACCGTCCGCTCGGACAGCCTCCGAACGAGCGTAACCGAGCAAACAACTTACGAGCCGGTCCCGAAGAGGACGGCGACCTGCTCGGTGAGTGCGGAGCAGTGGCTGAACCTGAGTAAGCTTCCTGCCGGATTCGGGCTGAACTATCGGAACGACGGTCTGAATATTGACATACAATCAGACGGAGAAGGTGGCGTGAACGTCACGGCGACAGCCGACAGTACAGGAAGACAGGTAACCATAACACGTACGGAAACCGACCACCGCATACGCGATGAAACTGTGAGCAATGAATTGAAGGAAACACGCCCTGGAGTGCAGGGATGGCTGACAGGAACAGCCCTGACCCTGCTGGGGATTTTCCTTATCTGGCAACTGATTAAATATTATTTAAGCAAACATTAAAAACGACAAGATTATGGCAGATACAAGCAACGGACTGATGTATGGTGTGGCCGCCGTAAAGTTCAAGCCATTGGAAGGCGAGGAAAAGACGTTGGGCTGGCTGGATGAAAACGGGATGCAGCCGGCAGGGAATGCGCCTACCTTTATGGATGTGAATGCCGCACAGGTAACAGACGGACCGGTAGACAGCATTATGACCAATCCGGGAAGCGATGCGTTCACAATGAACCTTATCCAGCTGAAAGCGAAGAACATGGCCGACGTGTTCGGTGGTAAAGCGGAAGCAGACGGTTCTTATACGCCTCCAGAAAAATTTGTGGCAAATGGCGTTCTTACCATCGCCATGCATTCCGGTCACAATTTCCGTGTATTCAACTCCCGATTGAGCCGTAACGGATGGCAGAACGGTATCAACATGCAGAATGTGCTGGCTATGGGCATCCGTGTGGATATGCTGAAACCAACTGACGGGAAAGTACGTCGCTGGCGTACTTATCCTCCCGGAGTGACACCTGATACCGCAGACTCAACCGCAGACGCAGAAGGATAAGTATGAAGGCACAGGATATAGAACTGCTGGCAGGCGTCTCCCTCAGTGACGGGGGAATCAGCCTGCCGCTTCATACGGTACTGCGGAAACGTCCGTTCCGCATCACGATGAAGACACCTACCACACGCAGCCTGATCCGTATCAGCAAGCGTTATCTCCGAATCGGGGTGACTCCGGAAGAATATGATGCATACAATCTGGACCAGCGCATCCGGTTTATCTTCCTGCATGGGAAGGATATCAGCCGGATGGTGGCATACGGAATTATTCGAGGCCCGGTACTGGGAAGGTTACTAAACCGCCCGGTGGCATGGATGCTTCGGGAACTGATGACGCCCGACGAACTTTCATCCGCCTGGCGACAAATTCTGAACAGTACATCTACCACGTCTTTCGGGATTATTATCGCATCGGCAGCAGCACTGAACAAGATGCAGCCCTTAGCGAGCCGGAACGAGAGCGAAAGCGAAACGAGGAGTTAAAGAAGGGACATACGGAACCTTCGCATAGCCTTTTCGGCGTAGTAGGTCAGCTGGCCACGGAAACAGGCTGGAGCATTGACTATATTCTGGACAAAGTGAATGTAGTAACCCTGCAAATGATGATGGCAGACATGCCGCACTGGGTTCCTCCGCAGAAGCCGGATATGATGCAACAGATCCGTGAAATGGAGGAACGGGAGAAACAAAGAAACAGTCACAAACAAACAGATAACACGAACACGACAAAGGGAATGAACCCGATGGATTTCTTTACAAAATACGCAGTAAAAGATTAAGGATATGGCAGTACCTGTACAGCTTGAAATATTCATGAAAGACCTTACCAAAGCCGGACTACAGAGCGTGGGTAAGAATGTGGATGATGTGGAAAATCAGACTCTGCAACTGATATCTGCATTAAAACAGGTAATTGCCGAACAGAAACACCAGTTGGAGGTCAATAAAGCTGCGGGTATAAGTTACACACAGGAGACCGCCAACATTCAGGCTCTTACCGGACAAGTACGCGGACTGGAAGCCGGACTGAAAAGCTTGAAAAAGACGAAAGAAGAAACCGCAAAAACGCAGACCATTGACATCGACACCGATGCCGTAACCCGTAAGACAAACAACCTGAAGATGCAGTTCAGCCAGGTAGCAAGAGAGCTGCCTTCACTTGCCATGGGGCCGCAGATGTTTATCCTCGCTATTTCCAACAACCTTCCTATGCTGGCGGATGCAATATCTGATGTGCGGAAACAGAACGAGCTTCTGGCTGCATCAGGTCAGAAAGGTGTACCGGTATGGAAACAATTGGCAAAATCCGTGTTTTCCTGGCAAACAGCATTAGTCGCAGCTATTTCTTTAGGGATTGTGTATGGAAAAGATATTATGGACTGGGTAAAGAATTTAGGGAAAGCTAATAAAGAACTTTCAGAAACGCAGAAGTTACAACAAGCTGTAAATACATCCCATCGTGAAGGAGGAAAGGCGGCTTCAGAGGAGTCTGCAAAACTTAAGATTCTCTATATAGCCAGTCAGGATAGTAGTAAATCTATGAAGGAGCGAAATAAGGCCGTAGATGAATTACAAAAGATGTATCCTTCCTATTTCGGTAAACTGACTAATGAAACGATCCTTGCAGGAAAAGCTGCATCTGCCTACGATGATTTGACCAAAGCAATTATCCGCAAGGGACAAGCACAAGCTGCTGAAGATATAGTGGCAGATTATTCAAAGAAGAATTTTGAGCTACAACGAGGAATTAATGCAGATACAAACTGGACAAACAGGAATAAAGATGAATATGGAAAAGCACTGAAGGAACGTGATAAAATGTGGGAAAATTATCGAAAGGTAAACCAAGGAAGCATTATCGTTGACAGTGCAGCGAAAGCATGGATCAGTAATACACCAGAAGGTAAACTGATAGAGGAATATGAGCGCCGTATGTCAAATATCAAGAAGTATACTGATCAGATAGCAAAGAACAATAAAATAATAGAAGGAACAGTAAAACAGATTGACACATCGGCTTATATAGATGATGAGCTAGATGGTAGTTATTCAAAATCTACTAAAGAAAAGACCGACTACGCCTCCCAGCTTGCCGATGCACGTATTCGTGCGCAGCAGACCACGGAGAAATTTCGCATCCAGATCATGCAGGAAGGTATTGCCAAGCGCATGGCACTGGCCAAGCAGGAATATGATGACAGTATTGCCGACATCGACAAGCAGGAACGGGATACACTGGCAAAGATGGATAAAGCACGCAAGCAGGGTGACAACATTCCACAGAGCCAATATGATGCCGTAAAGGAATCGGCTAAAAACAACCGTGTGCTGGCAGAACAGGTGTATAATGAACAGATCTATCAGATTGAGCAGGAATACCGTGACAAGGCTACACAGAGCCTTATCGACTACAATAAACAATACGGCACGTATCAGGAGAAGCGTCTGGCCATCGCGATGGATTACGCGCGGAAGATTGCCGCTGCGGAAACAGAAGGTGAAGCTGACGTATTGACTCGTGAACGTGACGACAAGCTGGCCAGCCTGGACTTCGAGGAAATGAAGAAAGGGATGGACTGGGATAAGATCTTCGGTGACCTGGACCGTGTGTCGACCGATACGCTGGAAAGCCTTCGCAAGAAGCTGAAGGAATACCTGGAAGGAATCGGTGATGACATCAGTCCGGAATCCTTCAAGGAGGTAATGGATGCTTTCAAGGAGATAGACTCCGAGCTGGCCGACCGTTCCCCGTTCGAGGCAATGAAGAAGGGATACGAGGACTACAAGTCCGCCATGGAAGAGGTACGTACTGCTCAGAACCTGCTGCAACAGGCTCAGATGGGTGGAAGTGTCATCGTGGAAGAATATGACGAAGCAACAGGAACCCTTACCCGCAAGCTGGTCACACAGGCCGAAGCGGAGGAAAGACTTCGTGCTGCTCAGGATAAACGATACAGTGCCCAGAAGAATCTGACAGAAGCGGCCAATTCTATCGGACAGAAAGGAATGGCCATTGTTGATGCCGGAAATGATATCGTAGACATGCTGGGTAACCTTGGCGTAAAAGTTCCGGAAGCAGTCAGTGAAACATTGAACGGAGTCAGTCAGGTAATGAATGGACTGGAAAGTATCGACATTACCAAACCATTCAGTGCCATTACTGGATCAATTAAGATTCTGACTGGAGTCGGGAATACTATAGCCGGACTGTTTGGCTTCGGCGGTGCAGATTATTCCGGATATGAAAATCTGAAATCAAAGTATGAAGGGCTGATTGATATATGGGATGATCTTATTTCAAAGAAGCAGGAATACATCGACATCAACTACGGAGCAGAAGCGCAGAAGGCAGCAGAGGAAGCAAAAAAACTGGTAAACGTGCAGATTGAACGGCAGAGGCAGCTGGCCAATATGCTGGCGGGTAGCGGTGCAAGTATCGGATCCCACTCCCTGGGATATCGGGTGAATGACCGGATGTCGTCACAGGACTGGCAGCGATTGTCCGGACTGGTCGGAGAGCAGGTCGGAAGTCTGGGTGATGTACTGGGGCTGGATGCAGGTATCATCGGGAATGTGCTTCAGGATGAGAAGTTTGTTTCCGTACTGACGGATGTAAATTCTGAATTCATCGATTACATACAAAATATCGGTTCTTACGCGGATCAACTGGAAGAAATAGCCTCAAAGGAACAGGAAGCCATTACCGGAATCGGATTTGATGCGTTTAAGGATGGATACTTTGACCTTATATCTGATCTGGAATCTACCAACGAAGACCTGGCAGACAATCTGGAAAAGAATCTCCAGAATGCCTTCTTCCGTTCACTTATTGCGAATAAATACAACAGCCAGATTAAAGCCTTATACGACAACTGGGTAAAATTAGGCGAAGACGGACTGACCAGAGATGAAGTGGATAATCTGAGGGAACAGAATCAGGCAATGGTGGATCAGATGATAAAAGACCGGGAAGAGCTGATGAATACTTTCGGATGGTCTGCATCCGGATCGGGAAGCAGCCAGTCTCCCGGCAGTGGTGCACTTACAACAATGAGCCAGGAAAGCATATCCACCTTCGAGGGCATAGGGCGTAACATGCAGACACATCTGGCGAATATTGACAAGTTTGTACAGGAAATCCGAAACACACAGAAGCAGGACAGCCAGGCGCTGGCCACCATAGCCGGACACACGGCACATCTGGTGGAGATACACGAGATATTGAGTGATATGAAAATGAACGGAATACAGCTTAAATAATTATCAATTGTCAATTATTAATTATCAATTGAAAGAAATGGACCTTACAGGATACCTTACAATAAACGGAACAGACGTATGGACGGAATACGGTGCCTTCCTGGGCGAGACTGAAGAAGGTGGACACGTGAACATGGATGCCTTGCTTCGCATGCCCAAGGCGAAGGATATTACTACCGTAGACTTCCGGGAACGGAACGGGGTAGAGCTTCCTCAGAACCCAAACGTGAAGCTGGGCAGCATCGAACGTACCTTGCAGTTCTGGCTTCGTGGAAGCTCCGCAGCCGACCGCCTGGACAAATACCAGCGCATGATGACGCTGATTACGTCCGGAATGCTTACGATAAATGTAAAGAATTACCGGACTTACAATATGGTGTATCAGGACATGCCGGCAGAACCGGACTGGTACGAAAGCTACGAAAGAGACCGGTTTTATGTGCTGTTTTCCGTCAAGTTTCTGGAACCGCAGCCATCCGTTTAGGAATTAATTAAACACAGATTAAATGACGATAAAATGGAACTGAAAATATACGATAAAGCCAACAACCTTCGACTGACGGCCAGTCCGAACTCTTCTTCTACCGTCACGGAGGAGATAGGAGGAGAGTGCAGTGTATCTGTGTCATTCACCCATACCGCATACGTTCCGCTGGATGTGGATGACTATATCGATCTGGAAGGTGTGCGATACAAAGTGAAGTCCCGTTATCGCCCGAAACAAAAAAATACACAGACTTACGAATACAGTGTAAAATTCTATGCTCCGCTACACGATGCCGAAGATACGCTGATGTTGTTTCAGGAAGGAGGAACAACTTCTGAATTTTCTTATGACGGTGGTCCGCGGGAGCATCTGCAGTTATGGATTGACAACATGAACCGGCGTGCCGGTGGTAACTTGTGGAGCATCGGAACGGTGATTACAGCCGATAACAAGACGATTGATTACCGCAATGTGAAGTGCTGGGATGCGGCTTTCGGAAGCAACGGAATCGCCGCTACATTCGAAACGGAAATGTGGGCGGACGGTTATGTGATTAACCTCTGCAAGGCTGAACGCGGAGAAATGGTAGAATTGGGATATCTCCATGGCCTTACTAATCTGGCACAGGAAGACAACGGAGAAGTGAAGTTCTTTACCCGCCTGTTTCCGCTTGGAAGTACCCGTAATATTGACGCCAGCAAATATGGATATTCACGTCTCCAGCTTCCTGACCGTTCTCCTTATGTGGACAAGAACGTTGATCTGTACGGCGTGAAGGAAGAAACGGAAGAATCTGCGTTTTCCCAAATTTACCCCAAATATATCGGAACCGTTTCTTCTGTCCGTACGGAAGAACTGGAGAATGAAGACGGGCGCAAATACACGGTGTACTACATCAAGGATGAAGGAATGAACTGGAATCCGAATGACTACAAGATTCCAGATCTGGATTACATGCTAGAGTTCCAGACAGGAGAACTGGCGGGGCGCGGAACTGACGGATCCTTCCAGGCAGCGTGGCATGAGGATACCAGGGAATGGGAAATCATCAATGTTTATCCGGATGATACGACTCAGATTCCCGGCGGTGCCATTGTTCCGAAACCGGGCGATCAGTATATTCCATGGAACTTTGCCCTGCCGCAGGAATACATTACCGCGGCAGAACAGGAATACAAGCAGGCAGTGGATGATTATCTGGCGACCTACAGCTTCGATCCGAATAAATACACCGGAACCACCGACCGGAATTTTGTCAAAAAAAACGGCACACCACTCCGCATAGGGTGGAATGTGCGTTTACTGTCAGAACAGTATTTCGGCAGCACCGGAGGATACAAGGATACACGTATCATCAAGGTGCAACGCAAGTTGAATGATCTGTGCCAGGGAACCATTACCTGTTCGGATGAGGTTGGTACCGGATGGAAGTCGTCTGTGGATAACCGGCTGAATAATTTGCAGTATGTATTATCTCAAAAGCAAGAGCAGGAAGTTATCGACATTATCAAAACAACGGATAACAAGACCCCGTCAGACTATAATGTATTTTCTGCCCTGAAAGCAATAGGCATGTTTTTGAGGAAAGATGTGGCAGAGCAGGTAAAATATGTAATGACATTTTTGAAAGGTATTGTTGTAAAAGGAACAGCAAAATTCGGTAATTTCATTACAGGTGTTTCTGGTGGTATGATAGACGATGAAGGGAATATGGAAATGGAATCAGGCTATTTTCGTAAACGATTATTTGTTCCGGAAATAGCTTATAATCGCATTACATATTTCAAAGGACGTGCTGTTATATCTCCCGGGGGCGGTTGCAAAGTAAAGTCATATATAAAGAATGATGATGGAAGTTTTACGGTTATACCAGACTTGACAGAAGCGGACGGACTGAGCCAGTTTGTTGATGACATTCTGTCTGCTTTCTTTACAACAAAAAATGAAGAAGGAAAACTTACTGGTTTTGCGCAAATGCAGTTTCGCGTGACAGAAGCCGACTATGATGCAAAAACATTCAAAATGGTAAATCGTCCCGGGAACAACTACGAACCGGGTGAGGAAATGATACTGGCACAAACGGGGAACTTTACAGACCTAGACCGCCAAACATACATTCTGTTTGATACCCTGAACGGAAACAATTGTATTACTTTCTTTGATAACGCCAATACCTGGGACCCGGAACCGGCACAGATGAAAAGCTGGCTGGGGAAAAAGAAAGGAATGAAAGTACAGGGATTTGACTGTGACAACTATTCGGCTGTACTACAAAATATCCTGATGACCGGTCTTATATTCCAGACGGATACCATTACCGGTCAGCCGATTCGGGTTCCTCTTGACAAAGGGGCATGGGAGGCTGGGCCACATGCTTATTTTGATAGAGTATCCCATAATGGTTCATTATGGCTATGCATCAATCCGGAAGGTACAGAGTCAGAACCTGCTGATAATAATCCGGATTGGCTGAAGCAGGTTGCAGAAGGTCAGCGTGGCTTACAGGGACTTCAGGGACCGAAAGGAGAACAAGGTATACAAGGCCCTGCAGGAGCAGATGGTCGCAGTTCCTATTTTCACATAAAGTACTCGCACTTACAGAATCCTGTCAAGCCGACTGATATATCCGATACACCTAATGACTATATCGGCACGTATGTTGATTTCTCAGAGGATGACAGTACCGATCCGGCTGCTTATACATGGGCACGCTTTAAAGGATTGCAAGGGGCCAAAGGTGATCAGGGCATACCGGGTACAAATGGCGCTAACGGTCAAACCTCTTATCTGCACATTAAATACTCTGATGATGGAGGTTCAACATTTACCGGCAACAATGGAGAATTGCCGGGTGCCTATATCGGACAGTATGTAGATTTCACACAGGCTGATAGCTCAGATCCCAAGAAATATACATGGAGCAAGATTCAGGGTGAACAGGGACCGCGTGGTCTTCAAGGGCTTCAGGGTGAAAAGGGCGAGCAGGGTATCCCGGGGCCAAAAGGTGAAACCGGGGCTACAGGAGCAGCTGGTAAAACCTCTTATTTCCATATTAAATATTCTAATGACGGGGGTAAGACCTTTACTGGTAATAATGGCGAGGATGTAGGAGACTGGATGGGTACATATGTCGATTTTACGCAATCCGACAGTGGCAGTGTTTCTGCATATAAATGGATGAAAACAAAGGGTGCACAGGGTGCAAAAGGTGACCAGGGTATTCCGGGAACAAACGGGACGAATGGCCAGACATCTTATTTGCACATCGCTTATGCCAACTCTGCAGATGGTTCTTCGGGCTTCAGTACCAGCGATTCAACCAATAAACTCTATATCGGCCAATATACAGATTTTACACAGGCAGACAGTAACGATTACAAGAAGTATTCCTGGAGTAGAATCAAGGGTGACAAGGGAGACAAGGGTGATAAAGGAGACACGGGACCTCAGGGCGCCAAAGGGGATAAAGGTGATACGGGGCCTACCGGCTCTCAAGGCATTCCCGGTACATCATCATATTTCCATGTAAAGTATTCGGCAAACTCAAATGGTAATCCGATGAGTGATACTCCGAACACCTATATAGGTACGGCTGTAACACAAAGTTCCACAGCACCTACATCTTACACTTCCTACAAATGGGCAAGATTTCAGGGTGCACAAGGGCCTAAGGGTGATCAGGGTATTCAAGGACCTGCGGGAGCCAATGGTAAAACTTCTTATCTGCACATTAAATATTCCAATGATGGCGGCAAGAGTTTTACAGCCAACAACGGAGAAACTCCCGGTGCTTATATCGGGCAGTATGTAGATTTTACACAGGCTGATAGCAGCAGTGTTTCTTCTTACACATGGACTAAGGTTAAGGGAGATAAAGGTGACAAAGGAGATACCGGATCTGCCGGTGTAGGCGTTAAATCGGTAGATGTTCTGTATTATATGTCCACATCAGCAACTTCATTGTCAGGTGGTAGCTGGCAGACAACTTCCCCGGAATGGGTTAACGGCAAATACATGTGGTCGAAGACAAAAGTCACATATACGGATGAAACGACAAAGGAAACAGCTCCCGTATGTATAACCGGAGCGAAGGGTAATACAGGAGCAACCGGCAATACAGGTGCGGCAGGCAAAGGAGTGAAATCGATTGTTGAAGAATATTATCTGTCTGCTTCTTCGTCCTCGACAACAGGAGGAAGCTGGTCAACAACAGTTCCGGCATGGCAAAATGGGAAATACATGTGGACACGTTCCGTTATCACTTATACGGATAACTCCAAAACCACAACAAACGCAGTATGTGTGAGCGGTTCCAAAGGTGACAAGGGAGATAAGGGGAATACCGGTGCAACAGGTCCGCAGGGGCCTCAAGGTCCCCAAGGTCCTCAAGGTACACCCGGACAGAATGGTACTCCCGGTGCCAGCTTTATCCCCTGCGGAGCATGGATTTCAGGCAATGTTCCTTACAAGAAAAACTCAGCGGTAGAATTTGCTGAGAATGCTTTTGTAGCACTGCGTGATACCAGTGCACCACCGTATGCCATTGCTAAATACAATAATGGTAATTATGTCCGTACACCACAGGGATATCTTTTGGCTGGAACTCCATCAACAAACACACTGCATCCCGACTGGCAGCGACTCACTAATATTGAGCCACCGACATTATACTGGTTGGATAGCTCATGCAGTTCAATAGCTTATACATCGACTGGCAGTATGTCTCCGTCAGCTTTTACCGTCAGTTGTAAGAAAAACCGTAACGGAGTTGTTGGTAAGTGTGCCGAACTTTGGTTGGTTGCAAGAAAATATGACGGTTCCTGGCGCTCTCATGCCGGTCCGGTGCAGTCGGCTTCCATCTCTGTTCCGGCGGCTTCCGGCTGCACACAGTTTGCAGTCCGTGCTTATTGGTCATCCTCGGAAGCTAATGCCTGGTCAGACAATTATGTGGCAGAAATAGGAATCGGAGTAGCGGAGGCAGGTGCTACTGGGGCTACGGGGGCTTTTCCACGTGATCGTGGCCCATGGCGTTCGGGAGAATCATACGAGTGGAGTGCAGACTATCGTGACAAGGTAATACATCCTTTTAACGGGGTTTATTATAACTTCCTTGTTCGTACTCAAGGCTCGACTGTTACGGATGCACCGACATCAGCTAACGGCGATGATAACTGGGAAGCAATGAACAAGCTGGTGAATATTGCCACCGATACATTGTTTTCTGACGGAGCCAATGTCGCAGGGTTTATGTTTAGTGGTGGTGTGATGAAATCACAACAGTCAACAAATGGAGTTGCAAACATGATCCTGAATGGGAATACCGGGTATTTCCATTGTGTCAATGCCGAGATTACAGGTAAATTTATAGGTAATATATCCGCAGACTCCGGAACTATCGGAGGATTCTCAATCGGTGCAAAGAGTCTGAGTAATCTGGTTGCAGATGTGTCTCTCAGCATTGGTAACTATAACAACAGTTCAACCAAATTATTTTCAGTTAACCGGGGGACAAGTGCAATGCTTCAGGTACGACACGATAGTGGAATCTGTATCAGTGCTGAAACTTACGGTTCATCTGATTCTATTGCGATCAAGGCACTCTGTAATGCATCCGGATATGGGCAGGCTATTCAGGCGTATGGAAATGTCTCGCTTTTGGCTAGAAGTACGGAAAAAACCAGAATTAATGGTGTTGTTGTCAACACACGACGAATAACATCATCTGCAACCATCAATGCGAACGATGACTTTCTCATTTTTGGTAACTCTGGGAATATCACAGTCACCATGCCGAGTACATCTGCTTCACCTGCTGGGAAAATTCTTTATATGAAAAGAGTTTCAGGCAGTGGTGCTATAACCTTATCCGGTTCATTCCGCAATCCCAATAATTCCGGAGGTGCAAGCTCTCTGGTTATAAATGATGATGTATCCAGATTTTTTGTACGGGATGATCAGGGATATTGGGTTCAATATACCTGTGGTTAATCACAATTTTTAATATCAGCTATATGAAGAAAGTAAACTTTAAAAAAATGCGATTCTGGTCTGGTATCGACCATACTCAAAAGCTGGAACAGGATGTTCGGCTTGACTTGGCCAATCTGATATATCGGTATGGTGATATACGAGGGATGGATTTAGCCCTTCGTATTTACCATTCTGATGGAGATATAGAACTTTCAGATGATGAGTTCACATATTTACAGAGTTTTGTATCTGGACACTGTTCGCCACAGATGGTAGAAGCTATGCAGGAATTATAAAATATCATTTAATAACCATTTAAAAAAATTACAATTATGGCAGATCAATTCGAAAACCAGTTACCACAGAAAAGTGACGCAAAATGGGTACGTGCATTAGATGCTTCCGGCAACCCAATTTTAATCAGCAAAGAAGACCTCGCATCAGTTGTGGGAGGACTATTATCATGCGTACGATACTCTTATGTTACACGCAAGGAAACAT